ATTATTCACACCTTTAACGGGGGAATACTCCACACCTTTCACATCGAATCCATTAGCAGGTCAATATTATCAGTGGAAGATTGAATTATCAGGTACATTAGTTTTGGATAATAGTTACACTCAGACCGCTAAACTTCTCCCATTTGGAGGAGGTTCAATTGCTTACAATAGATATCGAATATTTGCCAAGGTAAATGTGGCAGGTTTTGGAAATGGTGCAGTTTATGGTGATCCGGTAATTTTACAATATACATCTGGTTCACCTCTTCCAATTGGAAGTACAGTAATCCAATCAATATCCACAACATTAGATTTCTCAGCATTATTCAATTCAGCAACAAGCACACCGGTTATCAATGCTTCGGATATTCAGATACTGAGTATTGGTGTTGAGGTTGTGCCATGCCTTGATGCTGCCGGTACAATAACAAATACTTTTGGTCATCTATGGGTTGGAACTACTTCAGGATTTGCTCAAGTAGATCCTATACTTGATTTAACATCAATCAACCTCAAGGTTCTTCCATCTGATAATATCCAAGTGATTGGAGGAATTCAAGAGGTGAATGATTTTGTACCTCTCAAGGTGAAGCAATCTGATTTCGTGAAGTCAATATTTCAGATGTACAACTTATATGTTGACATTGATCCCAATCAACCAAATAAACTTATCTTCAATCATCGAGATGAGTTTTATGATTCGGGAGCGGAAAAGGATTGGACTTATAAATTGATGAAGGACAAGGAGCAGAATCTTCTCTTCCTTCCGGATGTAACAAACAAGAAATTAAAGCTCACCTATAAAGCGGATACTGATTCAGCCAATGTGGTATATACTCAGATGACCAATGAGATATATGGGCAGATTGAATACACCTTCGACAATGAATATGTGAAGGATACGGATACTAAGGAGTTGATATTCTCACCAACACCGGTAACACGCACTCCATTCGATGCGTATGTTCCAATGATTAGCGGTCAATCGCCAAGCATGAACATCCGTATATGTTATGATGGAGGGGAGCAGTCATGCAATCAATGGGATTTGATTCTTGCTGGCACAACCGGACTTTATAATTTAACCACATATCCTGCAATCGGTCACTTTGACAATCCATTGAATCCAACCTTTGATATCAACTTTGGAACGTGTGACTATTATTTTTATCAAACAACCAATTTGACTGCGAACAACCTTTACAATTTGTATTGGAGAAGAACAGTCAACCAAATCAACGTGGGTAAAATGCTCACTGCATACTTTGACTTGAATGAGGCAGATGTTCAAACACTGAAGTTGAATGACAAAATTCGCATCGACAATTCATGGTGGAATATCAACAAGGTATCTGATTACAATGCCAATGATTACGCACCAACCAAAGTGGAACTTATCTCAGTGGATTCAGATATCGAACTTGCACCATTTCAAACAAGACCAGGAACAACAACGGGAGGCAATGTAGTCAACGAGGCGGTGAACAATGTACTGCGTTCAGCAACAACAACCAATAACACTGTCTTGGATGGAGCGGATGTCATCATCAGAGGTCAAGGGAATGCAGCTCTTCCAAATGTGAGGGGGTTAATCATTGGGGATGGTCAGGTATTAGACCAAGACGGAATCATCACGCCTCGAATCAATGGTATATTGACATCTGATGCACTTATCCAATACAAAAAATATACTGCTCTCTTGAGTCAAGTGAGTACATCAGCACCAACCGCAATCATATTTGAGAATGCCTTGACTGCAATCACCTGGACTCGCACTGCTCAAGGTGAGTATCTTGGAACACCATTGATTCCATTGGATACATTGACTACCTTTGTAACTATTGGAAACACTGAACATGATTACCTCGCAACCGCATACATCAACACTGATGGCAATGTGGTAGTGAGAACAACTGATACCGCTAACCATCAACATACCGATGGGAGGCTTAACTATTCACCCTTAGAAATCCGAGTATATGAGTAATGAGGTAGCGATTGACTTAACTTTAAACGGGGTAGGCTCCCTCAAGTCGCAGTTAAAACAATTAAAGGCTGCAATTGCTGAGGCTAGTGATCCCGCACAAATGGATGCACTCGCAAAAAAAGCGGGTGAGGTATCGGATAGGATAAAGGATGCCAATGATGCGGTGAATGTATTTGCATCAGGTTCCAAATTTGAGCAGATTTCCTCATCATTTGGAGGCATAAAGGATTCCATCATGTCATTGGATTTTGAAGAAGCTGCAACCAAAGCTCAGACCTTCCAAAAGGTAATGGGAGGAATTGGAAAGGCTGAAATCACAACCGCATTGAAAGGTATTGGGAAAACAGTTTCAACACTCGGTGCCACATTCATGAAGCTCGGAGCACAAATATTAATGAATCCAATCTTCCTATTGGTTGCGGTTATTACTGCAATCGTGGTTGCGGTAGTTTTGTTCATGAAAAAGATTGGCGTACTTGACCAGGTACTCGCTGCACTAATGGCTCCCATTAATGCCTTGATTCAAGGATTTAAGGACATGACCGATTGGTTGGGGTTGACTTCATTCGCTGCGGAGGATAATGCAGAGAAGATGGCATCGGCTAACAAAAAGGTGCAGGAATCTTCCAAGGAACGCGAAGCAGTTCAGGCGAATATGTACGCCAATGAGATTGCACTAGCAAAAGCCAATGGAGAGGATACCTACAAGTTGGAAGTTGAGGCATCCAAAGCAAAGGCATCGGAGGCACAAATCAGATACGACCAAGCAAAGAAAGCATTCGATGCTGAGATGGCACTTGGAAAGAATGCCGATGCTGCTAAAATTAAGGAGCTCAAGAAACAAATCACGGAGGAGAGAACAATCATTGGTAATGAGAGAAACAATCGCAAAATCTTAGCTATCAATGATGCGAAGGCAGATGCTGAAGCAGTTGATGCAGCGAATAAAAAGGCAGCGGATAAGCGAAAAGAAAATGAAGCCAATCGATTATCAGCGGAGAGAGCCATCATTGACAACCGTATCGCATTGGTTGCTGATGAGAGTGCAAGAGAATTGCAAGAGATTCAAGAGAAGTACCGCAGACAAATTGAGGACATTGCTAAGAATGAGAAGCTAACTGCAAAGGAAAAAGCTACACTCAAGAAACAAAACGAAGACCTTCAGATTCAGGCAGAGAAAGATTTCCAAGCTAAGTTGACCAAGACCGAAGAGGACGCAGCAAAAGAGAGAGCGAAAAAAGCTCAAGAGGAATCAGAGAAGAAGATTTCAATCGAGGATGCTAAATGGTTGAGATTGCAAGAGCTCACCACATCAGCAACTGAATTCGAGAAGCTACAAGCTCAACAAAAATTTGATGAAGAGATTGCAGCTGCAGGTGACAATGAAGAACTTGTTAAGGCACTCACTACTCAACTTCAAAAGGACCTCACAAAAATTGAGGAAGATGCAGGAAAAGAAAGAGTTGCTCTCAAAGAAACGGAAGAGAAAAAGAAACGCGATGCACAACTCAAAACTGCTAATGATGCACTTGAGATTGCTGAGGATAGCGTGAATACAATTCAGGCTCTTGGTGATATTGCATTCCTTGGTAAAATGAAAAACATACAAAAGGGGGGAAAAGCAGAGGAAGAACTTGCAAAGAAACAATTTAAGTTCAACAAATCAATGCAATTGGCAGGGGCGGTCGTTGATGCTGGTAAGGCAATCAACGCATCATTAGCAGCTGCACCATTAGCAATTGGAGTTGTACCGAATCCCGTTGGTATCGCTAACCTTGTCGCAACCGCAGCAATGTCCGCAGCTAACATCGCAAAGATTGCATCAACACAATTCACTTCGACAAATGCACCGGCACCACCATCCACTCCATCGGGAACATCAGCACCTGAATCATCGGTACCGGCATTCACACCTGGCAACCTATTCGGTCAAGGTAACGATCAGAATAATGTGGGAGGTCAAGATACCAACACAAATATCACAGTCACTGCGGTAGTATCCGAAACGGAAATAACTGCGACACAAAACAACATATTGAAAATCCAAAAATCAGCACAATTATGATATCCTATCAAGCATTGACCGATGAAATCATCGCATTCTACAACGCACACCTCCAGGTTAAAAAGGTAGGCACTGATTTCAAGGAGCAGTTATTCAACTTTGCCACCAAGGATGAGAAGTACCCACTCGTGTATGTGGTTCCTGTGGACGTCATTGCAGGTGATAACGTGAACTTATTCAACCTTGAGATATATTGCTTTGACATCATCCAAAAAGACCGTGCAAATATCACCACAATTCTCTCGGATTGTCAGCAGATATTGAATGACCTTTATCTCAACTATACATTCTCATTGACTGATACTGATTTCGATGTGGAAGGGTTCCCAACATTCACACCATTGAACAATGACCTCTTGGATTACGCAGCAGGATGGTTGATGAACATCACATTTGTACTACCTTCATGGACTGATTGCCAGATTCCTGAACAAATCGGTGATTAATCTTAATATATAAGTATGGCTTACAAAAACACCGGTGAATTCAATATCAAATATCCCACAAGAAGAAGGGTTGCCAATGTATTGAAAAAGATTATCAAGGATGAGGGATTGATTGATACCTATACCTTATATGATTCAGTACGTATCAATGCCAAGGTATCAACCGAAGGCAACATTCGTATTGAAATTCTTGCAGCATATTACTTCGGATATTTAAACAACGGTACTGCCACAATTGCTCCATTTCGTTTGGTTCGTAAATTCAACACCGCACTTGAGCAGAGTGGATTGATATCGGAAATGTACGGACAATACGTTACCAACTTAGCACAAAAATATCCTATTCTTGAATTAGGTGGATTGCTTCGTAAAAAAGTGAAAGTGATTTATGATTTCAATCCTTTATTTGGGGATTTCAATTATGCACTTGATTACTAAATTTCAAGCTCTTTACGCATTGCAAGGAAGTTAAAAATCAATACAAGTTTTGTATCGGTTATTGCATCGAACTTTGAGAGGTCACCATTGCACATGGTCCATATCAGCTGTTCCCATCCCCACTTGGAAGATTTCTTTTCCTCTTCCTGCTCTTTGCGTTCTTCCACATCAACAACTTCTTCATCATCCTCAAAGGATTCAGTCATTAGGTTGGCATGGCTATCAAGGAAGTTTTGGCGGAACTGAAGGTACTCAGGTATCAATCCAAATACTGACGTGATTGGATACTCATCGAAGAGATGCACCCTCTCACTTGATTTGAATTTGTACGGTTCAGTGATTACATTCCCCCATTCATCAATGGATGTCTTTCGGTAAAGGATGGCACATATGTTGCGGAGGTTCTTAATGTAATCATCAGTCACGAATCCCTCAAGAGTAATAAACTCACCAAGAGTGATATCAACAAATGGCTTGAGTTTTAATTCACCAAGTTTATGACTGTAATGTTTGGAAGGCTCAGAGGTCATCCACTTCAATTGCTTGGTGATGTTCTGAAGTTCGTCAAGTTCTATATCATCGAAGTCCTCAATGGGTAGGTCGGAGAGGATGGAGAGCACATCAGTATTGTACTGCAATGTTCCATCCTCAATGTTTAATGACCTTATCTCAATGAATTGTTCAATCGTTACTTGGCTCCACTGCTTCGGGAGATTCAGTTTTAGCATGGGATGCTATTTTTTCGGTAACATATACCAGGTAAGGAACTGCGATTTCCGCTTTCAATTGTTTGAATAGCTTGGATTTATGCTTCAAATGTGCTTCGGCATAGTGCTCAGTGGGTGTGAGGTCACTTCGTTTGAACATCAATGCCAACAAATCACTTATCCAATTGTGTGACTTGCGACTGATAATCTTCTCAATCATCTTAGTATCCTTCACTGAGAGCTTCAACTTACCTTCATAGGTATATCCTTCCAATTCAATCGACTCAACCGCATCCTTCTTCTCATATTTAGTTGAGTTGAATTCCTTCACCTTGTCGATAAACTCGGAAAGCTCCACATCATTCTCATCCCATTCGGATTCCTTCACACCGAAGTATTCAAAAATCTTGATATACCTGTCGATATTATCAAGCTCTTGATTGTTGGTGATTTCAGTTACCTTCTCGAATTGTTCAATGGTCAATTCATCCATTCGGTTGGGGATTTCCCTTTCAAATATTTTTATCATATGTGTGATTTATGAACAAATATACAATTTTCTTAATATATACATGACCAAAGATTTGCCAATTTACAAAATCACTATTGATCCCGAATACTCCGATGGAGAAGATTTGGGTATTGAGCAGATTGCTTTCACCTCTCAACCTGCAATAAAGGTGAAAGGTATGGCATTCAACCAAGCTCAACGAATGGTATTCGCAGATGATTTGAAGTATCGCATCACTGCACCGGCAATGATACCGATGGAGATATATCGCAAGGATGATGAGCAAGGTGAATATTACGTTCAGTTTTCAGAGGAAACCATCGCGAAGATTCATGAGAAGTTCATGAGTGACCTCCGCAATCGCGACCTATTCAACCTGGAGCACGATACATCCAAGACCGTTCCTGCATATATCTTGGAAACATGGGTGGTTGATAATCCAAAGCAAGATAAGGCATTCTCAACATTCGGTATTGATGTGCCAAAAGGTACGTTGATGGTGACTGCTCAGATAACTGATAAAGAGTATTATGCTGAATTGGTTGCCAATGACCAAGTTGGATTCTCAATTGAGGGATTCTTGGGATTGAAATTAAGTAATCAATTAAACAAATATAACATGAACAAATTACCTGATGGGGAGCACTTAATCGATGGCAAAATCTACGTTGTAGTGGATGGAGAAATCATTGAGATTAAGGATGCACCAATTGAAGAAGCTGCAATGGAAGAAGTTGCAATGGAAGAAACAGTTGTTGAGGAGGAAGCTCCAATGGTTGAGGATGCAGTTGAGGAAGAAATGGCAATTGATCCTGCAATGGATTCTGAAGCTATTCTTGCAATCGTTACACCGATTCTTGAGGAGAGAGAGAAAGCAATCATCGCATTGATCGCAGACCTTCGCAACCAAATGGAAGAGATGATGGTTGGAGAAACTGAAGTTGAAGTTGAAGCAACCAATAACAAAACTAAGATGTCAATCCATGACAAATTCAGTGCAGTAAGTAAATTTTTAAACACAAATAACTAACAATTAACAACAAAACAAAATGAGCAGAAAATTAAGATTCGACTTGGACATTGATGCATCAGCATTATTACAAGCAAACAGCGAGGCATTCTATTCTCGTGCGTATTTACAAGAAGAAACGGTTGATAACTACCGTACACTTCCAGGTATCAAATACAAAACTAAAATTTCCAACGTAACATTTGGTCAAGTTTTACAAGCTGAGAACTGTGGATGGAACGCATCAAATGACGAACTTGCTTCAGTAGAAGTTGACGTATGTGGATTGTCAGCAATGGCAGAGATTTGTCAATTCCAATTGGAGCAATCATTTGTTTCATTACAAATGACAAAAGGTTCTAATGGTGATTTCACTGTTGCATCTTTCATGGATTACTATTGGGGAGAAATGGCGAAAACAATCGCTGAGAACGTAGAGAAATTACGTTGGTTAGGTGATACGGATTCTGAGGTTGCTGCATACGCATTGTGTGACGGTTATGTAAAATCATTGGTTGCTGATTCAGCTAACGTGATTGACATCGCTTCACCAATCGCAATCACTCCATCAAATGTACTTGCTAAATTGGCATTGGTTTACGCTGCTATTCCTGCTGCGGTTATCGCTAACCAAGAAGAGTTGAGAATTTATGTATCTTCACCGGTGGCTACTGCTTACCGTGCTGCGGTTGCTGCTGCGAATACTCAAGCCAACTTGACTCAAGCATTGGACTTCTCTTATTTGGGAATCAAAATGGTATTGTGTCCAGGAATGGGAACAACATCAAAAATTGTTGCTACGTTGAGAAACAACCTAATCTATGCATTCGATGCTGAAGGAGATGGTAAAGCGTTACGTGCAATCAACTTAGCTGATACAGTTGCTGAGCCGGTTATCCGTACTCGTGCTAACATGAAAGTTGGATTCACTCACGTTAATGGTAACGAGATTGTATTCTACAATTCAGCTGCGTAACATATTCTTGAGGGGATGAAATACTCCCCTTTTTTTTTCAATATTTAAAACAAACAAAAATGGCTTGTGAAAATTTAGAATCCATAGTTAAGTCGTGCGACAATAACAGTGGTGGGATTTTCAAGGTATATATCAACCAACAAGATAACATCGATGGATTCACTTTGGACTCAGCTCCAAATACATGGACCATTGATAGTATCACCTTAATTGGTGGTGGTGATTTATATACTGAATTTGAAATCCGCAGAAATACCGGAAGTTACACCGAAGATGCAGCGATTGACCTTGTCAATGGTAGCTCATATGTAACTGCAACAATCAGCTTGATGTTCCACCGCAGAGATCAATCAAAATCTCAAGCAATTAAAGTTCTTGGAGCTGGTCAACAATACTTGAATGCAATCATCCAAGATGCTAATGGTAAATATTGGTACTTCCCATACTTGCAATTGAGTGCAGTTGGTGAAGGATCGGGAACTGCTCGTGCAGATGGTAGCAAATATTCAGTGACATTGATCGCTGAGAATGATTTCCTTGCATACGAGGTTGATTCAACTATTATTGCAGCATTGGTTGCTTAATATTACACAACTTAAAGAGAGCTCATCCATCCGGGTGGGCTTTTTTTATAAACATTTTTAAAGGTTTTTATAATATATTAGTATGATTTACATTGATAAAGGTGAGGTGAATTCAATTGTGTTGACTCTAACTGAGGTGAGCACTCTCTCGAATCCGTATTATTTGTTCGTTTTTGAGAATGAAATGGATACAACCGATGCTCCCATCCTATTCACCACCGCTGATATCTCCAATTGGAAGGAAAGATTCAATCTCTTCCTATTGGATGAGCCGGTTGATGTGACATTGGTCAAAGGACAATACCGATATTCAGTGTATGAATCAACAATTCCACCAACATCTATCCAGGACACGACCGGAGAGGTCATTGAAGAGGGGAGAATGGTTGTGAGTGGTGCAACAGTTAACTCAATTTATGATTAGAAATGGGATTATTTGACCGATTTAAAACAACAAAACAACAATCACCTGAAGTGGTGGAAGGATATCAGTCCTTTTCAACACCATTTCTGAAAGTATTGGGAGGGAATCTTTCTCTTCCATATGTGAATGGCAGACATCAAACAAGTGGATGGATTCCATTTGGTACTGATAATCTTTATCCTTCTCTCCTTAATCAAATAGTATATTCCTCACCACTCCATGGTTCCATTGTGGACTACAAAACCAATGCAGTAATTGGAGGAGGTATTGAATTGAGAGCAACAACCGCAACACCTCAAGAGCTACTTGATTTGTACACATTCGAGAAGAAATCTCGACTTAAAAAAACAGTGCGAATCACAACCGAACAATTAATTGTGCACAATCGTGTTTACTTTAAACTTTACTTTGATGACAAGATGAAGCTCACAAGAATGGAGAATCAATCTCCGGACAAAGTGAGAAGAGGAAGAGATCATAATGATTACTTTTTATGTGATGATTGGGCAGCAAGAATCGATGTACAAAACATAAAGAGATATCATCCAACCTGCTCAGACCGATGTCAATTATTTGTGTATGAGGTTGAGTGTTTAGGTCAAGAGTGGTATCCGCTTCCGAAATACACCTCAAGCATAATGTTGTATTTTATCACTGAAACCTACCTCAAAACAAACACACCAATCACTGCCAATGTGGATGTGACTGATGTTACTCCATACATTGCGACTCAAGCACAATTGAGAGTGATGCCAATACTTGGCACTGTATTTTACAATCACTTACTTGAGGCATACAATGACCAAACATTAACACCTGAAGAGGAAGCTCTTGTTTTATTTATTCAACCTGTTGTTGCTTGGCGTTCAGCTGAAGATGCAGTATTTGGATTGACGTATCAACTCAAGAACAAAGGACTACAAACTCAATTCGGTGATAACTCATCAAGTGTATCCAGGTCAGAGGTTGCATTCGGCATGGAGCACTATGCTCAAAAAGCATCATTCTTCGAAATGCGATTGATTCGATACCTGGCT